GCGGGGCGCGGCGTGCCCTTGCCGCCGCCCCGGCTACCTTGGGTCACGGTCACATTCTCGCGAAACTCGGTCGCCCAGATCACCTGACCGCCCACGCGCATGCGCCCATAAACCTGCGGGATGGCATCGCCCTCCCCCGCGCCGGTCAGGCGCAACCGGCTGACGCGCCCCGTCTCGACCACTTCGGATCCCTGCCCCAGCAAACGTTGATCAATCGAACGACCGATCACGGCCCCGGCAAAGCGCCCAATCGCCACCGACGAGAGGCCAAGCGCCGTGCCCCCCACCGCGCCGCCAATCGCGGCCCCTGCGGCGGATAACAGAATGGTTGCCATGGCTCAGCCCTCCTTGGGAAATTCAAAACGCGCCACGATGCGCCGCCGCCAAGGGGCGCTCAGCGCGGTTTCGACCACGCCATGCCCCGAATAGGCGTGAATGAAAGACGCACGCGCGCCCACTTCCGCGACCACGCCCAGATGCTTGGCAACAGACCCCTCACGCATGCGAAAGAGGATCACATCGCCCGCTGCCTCTTGCGCCAGATCCTTGGCCACCAGATGCCGCGCCGCTGCCTGCCACAGCGCCTCTTGCCGCGCAGGCTCGGCCCAATCCATCGAATAGGCGGGCGGGCGTTCCGGCTCGGCCCCCTTGATCTCGCGCCAGAGCCCCCGCACCAGTCCTAGGCAATCACATCCCGCCCCACGACAGGCCGCCTGATGCCGGTAAGGCGTGCCGATCCAGCCTCGGGCCGCCGCGACAATCCGCGCCCCCTGCCCGCTCATCTGCGGCTCCCGCCATCACGACGCGGGCTCTTGGTCGGGTCCGTGATCGTCCAGTCATCGCCGGGAATGTCTGGAAACCCCTGATAATTCAGCAGGTTGTCGAATTTGAACTGACAGGTCGTCCTGCGCTTGTCACAGCCCGCCTCGATCCGCAGCGCATCGCCGGGCGCAACCATCGCGCCCAGAGCATGCCAGAGCTCGATCACCCGGCCCTCGCCCTCGCTGCGGTCGCGCTTGATCAGTCCGATCAGCCCGGCGGCCGCCCCATTCAAAACCCGGATCACGCCATGCCGAAACCAATCGTCCTCAAACCCGCCCATTTCGGCAAAGCGAAACACGCGGTTCTCCTCCACTTTCTCGGCGGGGCGCTCCGAAACATACCCCGGCGTATCCAGATCAAAGGTGCAGGTCCGGTCCCCCAGAATGGCGCTGCATGCCTTTTGATAGACCCGCCCCAACGGCACGTTGAGCGCATCGGTCAGCCCGCGCAACTCGGCCTCGAACGCCCCGCCTGCGCGCCGCAACTCGCCCATGGTGCCGCGAAAGATCAGGCTGCGCGCTGTCACATCCTGCCAATTGACGAGCCACGCGCGCAATTCCGCCCCGTCATACCGCCCGGCCTCGATATCCGCCTCGCGGATGGCCGCATCGCTCAGCGCGCCCAAGGCCTCGGTATTGTCGACCGACAGCCCCGTTGTCTGCTGCAAGGCCAACGCACTCAGCCCGGTATCAGGGCGAAATTCCACGCCTTCAAACGCCAACAGGCGGTCGTGATCGGTGAACCCCATCACCACCCCGTCGCGGCGCGTCAACGCCCAACACCGGCAGGTCGTGGTAATGCCCGACTTGAGATGCTCCACAAGCCCGCTCATACCCGGATCTCCACGACCGGCACATTGGGCACCTCGCCCGCCTGAAAACTGGCAAGGCTGGTCTGAATACGGTCCGTATCGAACCGCACCGGCACATCGAATTCATACCCCGCCGTGACCGGAACGCCGCGATTGGGCGGTTCAGAGAACGTGACCACGCCAGTGAAGGTATCGACCTCGTAGTGCACACCCTCCTGCATCTCGACATTGTCGAGACCCAAGCGCACCGTGCCCTTGACCGGCTTGACGATGGGACGCACCGCCACCTGCTCGCCCGACCGATAGGACTTGAGCAATTGGAACGAAACACTCGCATCATCCCCCACACCAATCTCCTGATCCCGGTAATCCGGCGCGGCCTTGGCCCGGCCCGATTTGAAATCGGTCCAGTCCTTCCAGCGAAACCCGTAGAGCTGCCCACGCCGCGCCTCGAAGAACGCGATCAGCGCTTCGATATCGTCGAGCGACCGAAGCGCCACGCCCGCATCATACCGCCTGCGCGCCTGCGCCCAGGGCGTGTTGCGTTCCTCAAATCCGTTGGCGAGCGTGACGATATCCGTCAACCGCTCCGGCCCGCCCAGCGAGCCGAAACTCAGGCTCGCCGGAAATCTGACCTCGTGAAATCCCATGTCCTGCTCCTTTTCAGCGATTGCGTCCACCGCGCCCGATCACGCGGCCCAGTTGCGCCGCGATCTGCCCTTGAGAGCGGCGAAACCCTTCCGCATCGGGCGTCTGGATATTCATCACCACGCTGACAGACCCACCGCCCTGCGCACGCACGCCGAGCCGCCCATCAGGGCCACGGCTGAGCGGCATGATCGCCTCTGGCCCCGCCTCACCCATGAGGCCCGTGCCACCGCGCATCGGAAAGCTCACAGGCCCGCTCACCACGCCCCCATTGGCAAAGGGCTGCACGCGGCCTTGGGAAAACGACGCCCCCTTGGCAAAGGGAAAAAGCCCACCCACAAGGCTGCCGATCCCTTGTGAAATCAGCCCACCAATCTGATCCGTCACCGGACGCGTCGCATCGTTGAAGGCTGTGTTGACCATGATCGTGGCCAAACGACGCAAACTGTCCGACAGGCCATCGCCATCGACCACAGCGCCGCGTATGGCCCCGCGTAATCCCCGGCTTAGGCCCCGCTCCAGCGACTGCACATCCTGCCCCGCACTGGCAAAGCCGCCCTTTACCCGCGCCAGTTCCGCGCCAAAGGCCGCCGCCATCCCCGTGGCCTGCCCCATCGCATCATCAAGGGCGGCAATCTGCGCCTCAAGCTCGTCAACCCGCTCAAACTCATCCATCGCTCATCTCTCCTTGTCTGTCGGGAAAGGCGCGCAAAAGCGCCTCAAGCCCCGCGCGCGCCATGGGTTGCACACCCTGCCGTTCGCCCAGCATCAGGCGCAATTCGACCGGCGTCAGCGCCCAGAACTCAGCTGGTCGCAGGCCAAGCCCCTGAAGACCCGCACGCATCAAGGCAGGCCAATCAAACCGCCCGCTCATCCGCCCACCTCCGGCAGGGCAAAGGCCCGCGCCAAGAGTTCCGCCGCCGCCCGCGCCGCCGCGAGCGGCCCGCCCTCGATGTCGGCGCTCAGCAAATCCGCCGCCGATCCGCGCCAGCCTCCCCCGCGCAGCCCCGCCACAATCAGTGCCAGCACATCGCGCGTGGAAAACGCCCCGCCCTCGAACCGCGCCACCAGATCGACGAGCGAACCGCTCTCCAACCCCGCCTCCAACTCGGCCAAGGCCCCCAGCGTCAGCCGCATCACCTGCTGCTCTCCGCCGATCACCAACGCCACCTCGCCTGCCCAGGGGTTGGCCATCACGATCACAGCACCGTAAAGGTCAACTGGCCCGCAGAGGCGAGCGCCAGCTCATAGGTCGCCTCACCATCATGGGTGCCGCCATATTCGATCGCCGTCACTTGGAATGGCCCCTCGATGGTGCCGAAATCGGGGATCACCACCTGAAAATCCGGCATTTCCCCATCAAAGAAGATTTGCCGCGCCCGCGCATCGCTATCGGCATCGCGAAAGATTCCCGAGCCGCTGATGCTTGCGGATTTCACACCCGCGCCCGCCAGCAATTCGCGCCAGCCCCCTGCGGATTCGAGGCTGGTCACATCCACGCTTTCCGCGTTGAAACTGACGCGCGTGGCGCGCAGCCCCGCCACCGTCTGAAAATTTCCGCTGCCGTTCAGGTCGATCTTGACCAGCAGGTCCTTGCCATTCTGTACCGCCATTGTCGTCACTCCAAAGATTAAAGGTTACGCGTCCTCATCGACGCGCGCCTGAAAGGTCAGGTCGATCCGCCGCGCCTGTCCGCCTGTTTCGCGCCGCGCGCGGGCACGCAGGAAATTCAGGCTGCTCACCCGTCCGCGGACGAGGGAAAGCTCAGCCCCCACCAGCGCATCGCTGACTGCGCCCGCCACCACTTTGGCCTGTTGAAATCCGGCGCTTTCGCTCACCACCGTGACGGTGAACCGATGCCAGGCCCCGCCCGCCGTGCCATCGCCGCGTTCGCGCGCCTCTTCAGGACCAAGCGTCACATAGAGCGGCGGCACCGGACCGGGCGGCACCGCATCATGGATCGCGCCGCCCACCAGCGCGCTCAGCGCCGCATCCTGCGCCAGCCGCTGATAGACCGCCGCCTGCAATCCCGCCGCCATCGCATAGCTCATGGCACCACCTCCTCTTGCGCCCAGAGG